AAGTCTCACCATTAACAGCATAGAAGTCTTCAGGGCGATACTGCATAAACCCGAAGTCTTCAGACTTGCCCCAGTTGGCAACCATTGCTCGTTCCGTTTGAGTCCTAGCATCTGATTCTGACATGCCGTTGACAAAATATGTCTCGAACAACTCTTTGTATTGCCGAATAGCCCTCGCGCCATTTACAGCGGGCATATCACCTAAAGCGCTTTCAGTCCACGAAGCGTATTTTTCTGAGAACTTTTCATCCTTGATCGCTTCTTTAGCCGCTTCAATTCGGTCTGTGTTCCTTGGATCAGTCAGCTTCATTGCTTGGATAACAGCTTGATCCCCCGGTAAAACTTCAGATAACGACGTAGCTGTAGATGCGAGTGCTCTCTGATTAGATGTAACTAGCTGACCGAACATTCCGGGTATCTCATCAACCCTATCAATAAGGTCAACAGCATCAGTCATCCGGTCTATATCTTGAGACATCAAAGCAGACTCAACCTCCCGCTTTACTGTCGTGGGGACTAAACGGGTAGTTCCAATAAACTGCGCTTGCATTGCAGTTTTAGCTGGAGATGTATCAAAAGCGGCTTGGCTCTGATTGTAATACACATCAACATCTTTCTGCGTAGGCAGGGCAGAAGTATCACCTGCTAAATTTGCACTGACTCTTGTCACCGATTCAGCCTCATTTATCTCGGTCTGAGTCCTAGACATAGTTGCATTAATTATTGATGTTCTTTGTGCAGGCGTAATGTCGCCGTTACTGTACAAAGCGTTTGCGTCCTCAACAATATCCTGAGCGGGACGCAAGTTGTTTTTGGCGGCAATCTGTAGATCAGAAACCTGACGCCCTATCTCTCTCTCAGAATCCGCCAACTCCGTTGCTTGTGCTGCCTTCTCAACCTTTTCAGCCATTGAGAGGGTGGAGGACGCGCTAGACGTGAACCTCTCCCACTCATCAGGGGTAAATTCACTAGGTCTTTCTAGCTCTGCTAGAGCCTCGTATGCAGCCTCAAACCCTTCGGAATCTGCTTTTTGCTCTAAGTCGTGCAGGAATGACTGGCCCTCCACCTCAATAGTGATCGCTCGCTTCTGCTTCTCACCAATAGCAAAGTCTAAGTCTCCAGTGCTGACTAGCGAGTCAATATTAGTAATCGCTTCAAGTGCTGAGTTTGCAGACTGGACGGGATCACCAGACCTAGCTAGGCTGGACGCTTCTCTAATATTTAATTCAACAGCATCAACCCGTGCCGCTTTTGCGAGGCTTCTGTTCTTGTCTACCTCTTTAGCGAAGACGTTTGTTCTTGCTGTATTGATAGCGTTGTCTAGCGTCCCACCTATTACATCAGCATATCTTTGATCTACACCAGTCAGTATCCCTGCTCTGGCTTGAGTCGCCAACTTATCAAACGCCTGTGTATCATTGGGTGCTTGCGCGACAACATTAGCTATTTCATTTTTAGCATCAACAGAAACCTGAGAGAGATAGGCAGACTCCAGCGCATCGTTGTAAGCGTTGTCCTTGATAGAAAAGGCAGACAGTAAGCCCTCTCTCTTTTCTAGCGGTTGACCTTCTACTGCCGCAGCCTGACCCGCAGTCAATCCTTCTCGCTCGCCTTCACGTTGGGCCTTTTCAGCACCGTACCTAAAAGCGGCATCTTGTACCGTACCGGCTAGTCCAGCCAACGCCTCAAACCGTCTGGCAGTAGAGTTATCTACTCCAGTGGGGCGTAGCTGACCGTAATATGTTATTTCTTTAGCCATTAACTACCACCCGGTTTCAACTGCAAGTATCCCGTAGGCTTCGCTTTAGGCGACGGCGAAGGGCTGCTCATAAGTCCAAGAGCATTTGCGCCAGTGTCCAACAGCGTAGACGCTGCCTGTATCTTGCCTGTTAACCGCGCATTTTTGGCCGCACGTTTAAGTTGCGCTTGTTTCAATTGACTGCTCAAGGTTTCTAGCCCCTCACCCATACCAATCTTTTCAGCAGCGGAGAGGGCGATACTTTGAGGCGTGCCCTCACCAGAGAGACCAGAAGTAGCCAAAGCCATCTGTCTTGCAGCCAGTGCCCGGTTTAATTCCTCACGACGCTGTAGCTCACGGCCCTCTGCGGCAATGCGCTCTTGCTCGGCCTGACGCTCTAGCTGCTCCTCTTGAATCTTGCCGGAAATATACTGGCCTCTTGCAGAAACGCCACCTGATACTAAACTTGTACCAAGAGCAGCAGCAGCGAGAGGGTTTGCGGCAGCGGCAGCGCCAATAGCGCCAGCAGCGGAACCAATAGCGCTAGCACTTGGTAGCATAGCCGCTAAAATTATTGGAAAAGCCATTAGCTACTCTCCACTTCAAATTCAATCATTTGTATATGGAATGGAGTCGGGTCAGGAACCGTGAACACCGGCACCTCCTCTCTCGTCCATCCATCTGTACCGTAAATATCGTCAATAATCCCCGTCAGTACGTCTGGCGGGTTATCCAATGGGGTATCTGGTGCAGCGCCAAATGCTCTGATCGGCACCGCGTTACCATTAACGTACACCCCAGAAGACTGATACACACGGGAGTTAATTCTTACCACGCGCTTGAGGCGCATCTGGTTCTGACCACTGCCGACATTCGTATTCAACGGCATGGGCTTAACCTCGATGTTGAAATTCAAGCCCACCTCAACAACGTCGTATCCCGTCTCGCTAGACTCTAGGGTTATAGACCCGCCTGAGACGTCCCTCTCTTGCAGTACAACGCCGTCCGCAACTATCTGTACCGTTTCCCCCTCCAAATAATCCAAGCCTGTGAGGACGGTCTGAGAGGCCGTAGGCTCTATCTTGATAGAGGCGTCCATCTTGTGATCGAAGTTCCATCGCTCCAAGAACTTAACAACAACGCTGTTAATCGTTCTTCTTCGGACTAAATACAAGTCTTCGTCTACAACACATACGCCTTCAATGCTGCCTCTGGCCTCCCATCGCGTAAACCCAGTAATGTCCTGAGCGCGGAGAGTATTCAGGATCACGCCGTTACCGTCAGCGTTCACGAAGAACACCCAGTTAGCGTCATCGCTCTGTGTACCACTCAGCAAAGCCATGTCTATAGGCTGAGTAATCAAGTGAGAGGCGAGCACAGATAGATCCTGTGTGATGTATGCGTCTTCATTGAACGAGAACACAAAGTCTCTAATCGACTTACCGTTACGATCCACAAAGATAGTGGAGCCGTCCACGTCTTGAGTCTCTACGTTTAGCGCACCGTGTGACGTTTGTGGTGCAACTTGGGCACTTGATGGTGTAACCGGCTTGCTAGTAACTGCAAACTCAGCCCCAGAAGTGAATACTTGCAGATTGCGACCGGGGAACACGTCAACAATGTCGTTCAGTTTACGAGATGAAATGGTCACAAAGATTGCTTCGTCATCATCGCCGTCGCCAATGTCGAAATCAAAGAACGATCCAGACTTGGAGAAGAACAAGGACTGTGGCTTAGACCGAGTACCGCCAAGAACCAACCGTCCTTCATAGAAACATGCTGTCTTGGGGTAGCCTCGGGTAGCTGACCACACGTCCTCTTTGCGTGGAGAACCGTTTGCAGACTTCGTAAAGGCGATAGTCTTACTCGCAGTGCCCGTAGTAGCGAAGGCCGCGTACAATTCAAAGTCTTTTGCCGACTCTCCACCCACTGTAATGGAGTATTGAGTGGCACCAGTACGGGCAACAGTCACGCCCGTCTCACCCATCACCGGCATTTCTTGGATGTTGCGCTGGATATTTGCAACAGTAGCCGCCTGCTCATCCGCAGTAGCGTCACCAGCAAACGTAATGTTCTTTGATACCACCCCTTCTATGTCGATCTGGAACTTATCACCAGCAACAAAGGCGGCAAGAGTCATAACCTGCACATCATTAACGGGTGTGGGGCTAGAGGAATCGTTGTAATCGTACTGGGGCACGTTGGTAAACGGCACATTGTCGATAAACCAGTCGATATCCGTACCCAAGTTAATCAAACGCTGTGGAATTGTGTTTTCTTGGAACAACAGCGCCACGTTCTCAACCTGCGTAGCGCGGACATTCGGCACATCAGCAGACGCGATAGTGGTCTTTATGTCCGCAACATGGGTATTTGGTGCGCGGAATACACGAATGTTGTTCTCAGTCAGGAGCAACAGGTAGTGCCGGTCATCCTCCACGCTGAAGTCCAACATCTTGAAGTTAGATGCGGTAGCAGTCTGCTCAATCGGCGCAACCGTACCCACCGAAACCACAGAAGTAGTGAGATCAGTAGAGCCGATCCTAGCCAATCGCCAGTATCTAGCCGTCTTACCCACGAATAACCGGAAGTCCTGCGTAGAAACACCCAACAGAGGGACACTAGCCGCGTCAGTGTAGGTCACATCGTCCGTTGAATACTGAATCTTGAACTCGCTAGACGTGCCAGCAGACAGAAACACGTTCCTAACGTCGAAGAACTCTACCGCTGTGGCAGATCCTAAGTCGAACTTACAAACCACATACGGATTCGTAGTCGATATACCTACAGTGGTGGTGCATACCGTGGAATCGTTGTCATCATTTACGTTGGCAGCCGTTCCACCATTGGGCGCTGTGGCAACCGTAGTATTGCGAGTGAGAGTGTTGAGAACAGTCTGCACATACTCGGTACCGGGCCGACGCTTCATCCCACCTTGAGGCACGATAACCACGTTCTTCGCGGTCTGTACGCCCTGATAATACTGGGCAAGGTCAATACGACCCTTCAGCAGAGGACTAAGCTCACCGCTTACAAAACTAGACTGTATGAATCGTGTCTTAGCCATCTTAAAACTTAATAATAGAGATCTGAATAGCGTTAGTAGCTGGTGCAAATGCCGTGGCAGCAGCGGCATTCATCCACACATTCACGTTATCCACCGCAAAATTGGCTTGGATGTAGTCGCCAGCGTTCAGTGTCAAAGCAGAAGAAACGCCAATGGTATGGGTAGCTCCGTTCTCCTTCACCGTCTCCCTAACCGACTTGTTAGCCGTGGTAGACCCGTTGATGCTGGGAAAGAAATACATTGTCTTTGCATCCCCAGAGTTACTAAGCAGCTGGATGTTGCCGGTAATCAGGTACGTCCCACTCTCTGCGAACTCAATCTTGGTGTTGTCAGATGGGTTCAGGGTGATACCGCCGCTATTAGTGATAGCTGTATTGAATGGCACCTGATATGCCGTATCAGTTTGAGCGGCCACAACGTTAACAGTAGAAGCAAACGTAGCACTGCCGATACCCGTAGCTGCTACGAAGTCCTCACGCACTACAGTAACAGTCCGAATGCCTACCGCCGTAACCCGGCACATAAACGTGGTGACACTAGCCCTGACAACGATAAAGTCGTTTACGTTTACAGAAGTAAATGCGGTGTTGAAGTACCCAGTACCCAGCACAACGTCCCATGTATCAGACGTTTGGTATGTCCACCAAGAGGGTGAGGGAGTAGTTCCGCCGTGGCGACTGAATGACTCAAAGTCGAAAGCCATTAGTACCTCACATTTGTGAACGGGTTACTGTGTATCCTCGTCTGTGGATGCTGCTGAGAGTCCGTAAAACGCGCCATACGGGACGCATTCAGGTACTCCGCAGCCATCTCTCCCCTTGCAGAAACGCTGTCCCTGACGCTTGTAGCGAAGTCCTTGGCTAATGCGTACTCAATCATCTTCGAGAAGTAAACAGGCCACTCACTCTCAGGTACGTCATATATGTAGTCGCAGTACAGAGCGGACTTACCATTGGTGTATACCTTGTCGCCATACACTTGATAGCCGGTGTTGGGGTATAACTTGATAAGTACCAGAAGGTCTGTTGGCAGTTGGTAGATAGATTGCCATTCAGGATCTGCAGGGACATCGGTCGTTAGTGAAAGCTGGGCCTTCTTACGGGCAAACCCCCACCTGTGTTTGGTCAATTCAAACTTTACAATGTTGTCGTACAGGTTAGACCCAACCTGCTGGGCACGAGTGTTCCCGTCTAGCGTGTTAATAGGCGAATCACCAATAAGGATCAGCGCGTTACTTACTAGATCGATCTTACTCGCCATATCTTATCCTCAAAAAAAGAGCGGGGGGCCGAAACCCCCCACCCAAACTAGGCGTCGCCTAGCGCCGTACCAGATGCACAGTCAATCGCTGTTCCGTTGTTACTCTTTACAAAAGTAACCGTGACAGCAGCAGCGTCGCTATCACTTACAAAGATAACGTCGTTGACTTGCAACTCGTTGATTGCTGGCAGGAAGTAATCCGCGCCAGTAACCGTAGCGATAGAGTCAGAAGACGCATATGCGTATACCTTCTGAGCATCGCCCATCCCACCAATGCGGGAAAGTTTGCTGTAATCAAAAGCCATGAGAGATCCTCCTTAAGCAGTCTTGTCGTATTGAACTTTAACCAGACCACCCTCGTCGCGAACGACGGAGCCAGCTTTCAGCATACCGTTGGTCAACCAAGCAGTACGTTCAGCGATCCAGTTGACTTCGGTCTTCATGTCGATGCCGATGGCTAGGCCAACAGCAGGACGCTGGAAGAACCATGAATCCACGACGTTAGCCGCTTCAGTCAAACCGCCTTCGGTACGAGTCTCAATGATGATGAACTGGAAGCCCACAAGAGTGTTAACTTCACCAGCAACCAAAGCCTTGATAGCTTGGTAGTCGCCAGAAGTAGCCTTCTCATCGTTCAACAAACCACCCAGACCACCAGCTTCAATGGCAGCGAACAACTCAGTGTTCGGTACACCCTGATCGCGCAGTTCTACCTGTG